ACGGATTCAGTATCCATGTAGAGCATACCAGTAGCTTGCAAGAACAAGACTACGGATTGAATACTGCAACCATCCGTTATCGTTATGAGTTCTTTAATGACTAGTACAAAACGACGATCTAAACTAGAAGAACGCTTTGAAGTGATCTTACAAGACTTGGATGTACAATATGAATATGAAGTTACTCGCATACCTTACACAGTACCAGAGTCTCATCATACCTATACTGTCGATTGGACTCTACTAAATGGCAAGCTCATCGAAACAAAAGGATATCTTAGTGACCATGCAGAACGGCGTAAGTACGTCTTGCTCAAAGAACAACATCCAGAACTTGATCTCAGATTTGTCTTTGACAATGTAAACAAATTGTGTGGAGGGACAAAAATGACGCATGGTAAATGGGCTGAAAAATATAACTTTAAATACTGTTCTATCAAAGACACAGACCAAATCAAACATTGGATAAATGAATGACTACCCATCTTATTATCCCAGATACCCAAGTAAAATATGGAGAAGATTTTTCTTATTTACAACACATAGGAAATTTCATCGTAGACAAACAACCAGAGGTCATCGTGCATCTTGGTGACTTTGTTGACATGGAAAGCCTCAGCAGTTATGATGTAGGTACAAAGAACTTTGAAGGGAGGCGCTATGTTCGGGATATTGCGGCAGCGAATGAAGCAATGTCGTACCTACTATCTCCCTTGGTGGAGTTCAATGCTAAGGCGAAGCGTAATAAAGAGAAGCAGTATAAGCCACGCCTTGTCCTCACACTTGGAAACCATGAGCAAAGGATCATGCGGGCTGTCAATAGCGACCCAAAACTTGAAGGACTAATTAAGTATGAAGACCTACCTTATGAAGCTTGGGAGGTACACGACTTTCTTAAGCCAGTTTTTATTGACGGAGTTGCATACTGCCACTATTTTCCTTCAGGTGTACTTGGCCGTCCTGCTACAACCGCTAGTGCTCTTGTGGCAAAAATGCATATGTCTTGCGTGGCAGGGCATCAGCAAGGCAAGCAGGTTGCATATGGAAAACGACCAGATGGGTCTACCATTACTTGTATCATCGCGGGATCTTGCTATGAGCATAATGAGGGATACCTTGACCATCAATCAAACAACCACTACAGAGGACTCGTCATGCTCCATGAAGTAAACAACGGAACCTATGACGAGATGTTCGTGTCTCTTAAATATCTTAGGAAGAAATATGGAAACCCTAGTTGAACGATTAAAAATCAGAGCAGAAATTCGTAGGCAAATCAGTACACGCAAATCTGTGCAGGAAAATAAACCTGACAGGATCGCTGATCTACTAGAGGAAGCTGCTAAAGAACTAGAAAGGCTATACGAAAATGAGCTACAATCCTGAACGATGGGTTATCCTTTGTCTAACACCCAAAGGTGAACAACCTATCTACAAAGTGTTTGCTGGTTGGTATGGTTCTTATACTACTGGTGCCAGTTGGAAACTAAATTCTGGTATAGAAAAAGTAACAAAGACTAAGGGTAATTATTCTATCCTAGGATCTTCTGGTTCTATTTATGATTGTGCTACAGCTTGTGAGGGTATGTCAGGATACATGATGCAAGTTTTGGATGGTCTTAAGCAACAGTATAAAGACATAGCAACCATTGATATTATCCCTATGAAAAAATACCGGAAGGAAACAAATGCTACCACCGAAACATTATAAATCTACAATGTTAATGGACTACCTTATCTCTCACAACATTGGCTTCGCCGAAGGGAACATCATGAAATATGTGGCACGATGGCAAGACAAGGGAGGTATTCAAGATTTATATAAGGCGCGTGATTATCTTACTGCTCTTATTGCCCACCTCGAAGTACTCAACGACAAACAACGAGATGGACTGCAAGCCCATGAAGGATTTTAACTTAAAGGTACGTAGCTATGAATGTAAAACAAAGGAATGGTGATGCACGTTGAGCTTCTTGACATTACTTCTAACCCTCTCAATTCTATCGGCAAGTACGCTGCTATTTGTTATAACTCTAGTCACGCTGATGAGGCTTGCGAAAAAAGGGCTATCGCGTGCAAGGACAGAGGGCATTTGGCTACACTCCGCTTTGCTCACGCTACTTTTCATGTCAGCGGTATTAGCCGGATCTGTTCTCATCAGTTCGTGAGGAGTAAACACCTAGACTTCTTGCAACGAAGTCAACGATACTGTAAGGAAGATAACGCAGACTTTGTTTATCCACCATCATCACCAGATAATGCTACACTACTTCATGCACACTATAACAAGTGTCAGGAATTATACAAGCAACTAATTGCTGATGGCATGAAGAAAGAAGATGCTAGATTTGTGCTACCAGAAGGCACTACAACAGAACTTATTGTTACAGGAAACTTTCAAGCTTGGCTTGACTTCATCACACTACGTGCTGATACACATGCACAATGGGAGATCCGCGAGGTAGCAAAAAGAATTAATAATATCTTATCCAAGGAAGCACCTGGATTATTTAACTGGATGCCATAATGATTACCTTTGAAGACCTAAAAGAAAAATTGAAAAAAGAAACAGAGCTAGACTTTCTTGAGATCCTTGACTTGACTTCTGTTGAGTTAGTTGATCTACTTGAAGCTGAGATCTATGATAAACAAGAACGAATCCGAGAGTACTACTACGATGAAGATGAAGAAGATGGCGACTACCGAGAAGACGAGTACACCTAATTCAGAACGGAAAGAGCTACATGAGATTCGTAGATACAAACTTGTTTATCTAGAACAACTACGAGAACAAGAGAGAGAACAAGAGATAAAGGATTACATTTACAATGCAAAAAAACCGTTTCAAAAATAGCCTAGCTGAACATATCTTTCATAACAAGTATGCACAGGGTCCAGATGATACATGGGATGCTCTTGCCGAACGTGTTGTAGAAGATGTGTGTGGTACACGATGGGGTCAGGATCGTGCACTCATGTCTGATGGTGATAGGGCGCAGCTAACAGAGTATATCAAGGAAATGAAATTCATTCCTGGTGGTCGTTACCTGTGGTACGCTGGCCGTAAGAACAGTTACTTCAACAATTGTTTTCTGCTACGTGCAGAGGAAGATACGAGAGAAGAATGGGCAGCAGTAACACAAAGGGCAGTGAGTTGCTTAATGGTTGGGGGTGGCATTGGGATCGACTATTCTATTCTCCGTCCATCAGGGAAGCCGCTGAGTCGTACTGGTGGATTGTCCAGCGGGCCGATCCCACTGATGCAAATGATAAACGAAGTTGGAAGAGGTGTGATGCAAGGTGGCTCAAGACGATCAGCGATTTACGCGAGTCTCAACTGGCTGCACGAAGACATTCCCCTTTTCTTACAAGCGAAGAACTGGAGCGAGAAAGTAAAGACAATGAAGAACGAGGACTTCAACTTTCCAGCCAACTTAGACATGACAAACATAAGTATTAACTACGATGACAAGTGGTTACACAATGCTGATAGGGCTAACCTGCATACCTTTGTACAGAATGTGCGACAGGCTATGATGACAGGTGAACCTGGCTTCAGCTTTAACTTTGGAAGTAAACAAAATGAAACACTCCGCAATGCCTGTACAGAAGTCACCTCAGAAGATGACAGCGATGTATGCAACCTTGGATCAATTAATATCAGCAATATCCACTCTATTGAAGAATTCAGAAGCGTTGTGGGTCTTGCTTCCAAATTCCTTGTGTGCGGAACTTTACGAGCAGACTTACCCTATGATAAAGTTTATCAAGTTAGAGAAAAAAATCGACGACTTGGGCTTGGTCTCATGGGTATACATGCCTGGCTTCTCCAACGTGGATACGGATACGAAGTAACACCAGAGCTACACAAATGGTTGGAGGTTTATAAGAATGAATCCGAGCGAGCAGCTAATGAACACGCTGAACGATTATATGTATCAAAGCCAATTGCCTATCGAGCTATTGCTCCGACAGGCTCGATTGGTATCCTCGCTGGGACGACTACTGGAATTGAACCACTATTTG